GTATTCGTATACTGTTCAAAATTCTATCGCGCACAGGCTGGCGGAGGCTGGCCGCGTCAGGGGGGGGTCATGGGTCATGCTGGAATGCGTCCAGACCCCTCTAGAATGCCCCAGGACGCCCGCAAATACCGGGGTAGTACAATACCATCACTCTGGCTATAAAAGCCCACAGCGTCGATCCTAGGGGGTCTAGAGACGAAATGCCTCTTGCTATAAGTCCCGCTTATAAAGCCACGCTGGCCGTCCATGCCCCCTCCCCCTCCCTCAAGTCCCGACAGACTGAGCGGAGCGAAGTCGCATAATGGAGGGACGGGAGGGGAGGGATTTGGTGCTGCCCGCTCTTGCTTCGCCACGCTCTGCGCTTGCCGTAGGCTCTTACGGAGGCAGGGTAGAGCGATGGGCAAAGAAGCGACTAGGCATAGACCTTGACGCATGGCAGTCCTACGCAGTCAGACGCATGATGGAGTACGACGCAGACGGTAACTTACTGGCGCGTCAAGTCCTGATTAGCGTTGGTAGGCAGAATGGCAAGAGCGTGATTGTGCGTGCCATCGTAGGCTGGCTGCTAGACGTTGGGTGGAAGGTGCCCGCGTTCGCAGCATATAAGCATATGACGATGGCAGCGCATGACGCCAACCAAGCGCGCATACCATACGACCTAGTGCGTAGGGATTTGATTTCATACGCTAAGACGTTTGGCAGAGGCACTAGCGCAAGGCGCGAGCATGGCAGGAACGTAGCCAGAGCGACCATGTATGGCGGTATCGAGTACAACGGAATTGTACTGATGACTGCTAGTAATCGTGCAGACAGTGGACGCGGGCATACAAATGGATTGATTGCGTTCGATGAAGTCTTGACACAAAGAGACTTTGGAATGCACAGCGTGCTGGTGCCATCGTTATCTGCCGTCCTTAATTCCATACTGATGATGACAAGCACAGCAGGATTTGCAGACAGTGTTGTACTGCGTGCTTATTACAATCAGTTATATCGTCAGGCTACCAATGCAGAAAGACATGACCCAACGTTTCTAGGTCTATGGTGGATGGCAGACGATGATGACGTTGGCTTGGATTATGAGCAATTGTCCAAGGCTAATCCTTCGCTACCCGGTGGCAGACTATCGCGAAAGTCAATTGCACTAGAGTACGGAATTCTACCCAAAGGCAATTGGGTACGCGAGCGATTGAACAGATGGGCAGACGAAAGAGTAGACGCACCATTCTCAATTGCTGCATGGGGTCAGTGCAGAGTATCAGAGCCATTGCATCCTAGTATGGTGACAGATGGATATGTCATTGGCGTAGATGTCACAAGCAATTGGACAGAAGGCACCATTGTCGTATCTGCACAGCGCAACGATGCCAGGATTGGAATTGAAGTACATAGGCATTTGGAAGCGCGAATTGATAGGCCATTAAAGGCGTCAGATTTCCTAGTTGAAATTGCCAAGGTCTGTGCCAAGATTAAGGTAGACGCGATTGTATACCCTGCTGCTTGTGCATTGGCACCAGCATTTGAAAGACACGCAGTGGAAGCGCAGTTACCGTACAAAGCCTTACAGGGTCCAAAGCAAGCGCAAGCATGCGCTGACTTTGCGGAGGCAGTAACGTCAGGCAGACTAGCGCATGATGACCCGTATTTGGACAGTCAAATTGCAGGAAGCCAGAGACGCTTTATTGGTACAGAAGGTGCATGGCGTTGGGCAATATCTGGCAATCCTGTAACTGGTACAGTTGCTGCGACACTAGCGAGTATGGTGGCTGCTGGCGCAATTGCACCAGTCCAAATTTTCATTTGACTCCCTTATAAGGAAGGTTTATACTACAGAGTAGATGGGGCGCAACAAGCACCGAAATACATCCAAGGCAATACAAAAGAGAGACAGTGCCGTTCCTACCCTCCAAGGGTGGAGCGGCAATTCTTTTGTCTCAATGCTCTCAATTCCCTCTGGCGCCTACCCATTGTCGGTAGTTGAAGCCGCTGGAATTAGTGCAGTCAGGCGTTGCGTCTCGCTAATTGCAAATGGAATTGCAGGACAGCGATGGACAGAATGGATTGGCACAGAGCAAATTAAGCCAGTCTCTCGAATTGTTCGCAGACCCGCTGCTATTATGTCAAGGCGTGAATGGGTCTGGCGCGTTGTCGCATCAATGGCGCTTACGGATATAAGTTATCTTTATATGACTGGTGGCGTTGACGACGAAGGCGTGCCCGGTAGCCTTATTCCGCTGCCAAGAGAGGCTGTGCTACCGTCAGGGTATATTGACCCATTTGGTATTTTCCCTCCCACGAAATATACCATCAGTGGCATACCCGGAGAGATTAGCAGCGAATTCATTGTGCCTATGCGTAGCGCATTCTGGCCGGGAGTCCCGCCGCATTTGGTAGGAATTCTACAGATGGCGCGCAACACAATGATGACGGCGCATGCCAGTGATAACTACCAATCTCGTTTCTGGCAAGCCGGTGGCGCACCAGCAACGCAGATTACTACCGACCAGGAATTGACAGATACCCAAGCGCAGGACATTGGCGCACGTTGGCGGGACCGTAGAGCCAAGGGACCAGATTTTCCTGCTGTGCTAGGTAAAGGTGCCAAGGCAGAGCCTTGGGGTGCTGATATTGCTAATACTCTGGCTGTGGAGGCTAAGAGAGAAATATCAGTGGAAGTTGCAAATTTGTTTGGCGTGCCCGCACGGTATCTTAACATTACACCTACTGGTAGCAGTCAGACTTATGCCAATTTGAATGACGAAGCGTTGTCATTGGAGCGATTTACACTGACAGGATTTACAGACCCTATTCAAGATGTAGTGTCTGATTTGCTGCCAGACCCGCAGGACGATGAACGCTTTATGTTAATTGACATGACGCGACTGACTCGCGCAGGACAGGAAGCACGTTTCCGCGCATGGGCAATTGCTACTGGTAATAAGCCTTGGATGATGCCTGATGAAGTCAGAGCAGAAGAAGGCATGGCACCTAATCCTGACATAATGAAATTGGAAGAAGCACAAGTTAAGGGTAGCGAAGCAGCAGCAGAGTCCTTCGCTAATCGTGCTGCTGGCAGCACAGAGGAAGCACCAGAGAAGGAGACTGCTGATGCCACAGCATAGGACTACGACACTTGGAAATATCCAAGTGCGTGATATTGAAGGGTCGCCATCCCGATTTGAAGGGATGGCAGTACCATATGGCGAAGTAATCGACGTATCATATGGACGGGAAAGATTTGTCCAAGGTGCGTTTGCTGCTATGGCTGGTGCTATTAATAGTGGCGAGCGTATCGCCTATCTTAATAGGCATGGCGCTGATGGCGGTATTCCCGTCGGTACAATTGACAGGCTAAATGAACGCAGCGATGGACTGTATTTCGCTGGCACTTATATGGAAATGCCAGAGGCTGCACAGTCTCGCAATCAAGTTGCGAGCGGAATTAATGGCGTCTCCGTTGAATTTGTGCCCGGTAAATTCAGGCGCAAGGGAGATATAATCGAGCATTATAGTGATGCTCGATTGGCAGCAATCGCAGGCTCTTATGCGCCAGCATATCGCAAGGCGCGAGTAGCACTAAGGAGCGTGGCGCGAGCCACAGAAGGGACTAGGGGAATGCCCGGTCTGGCAACGTCTGCGCTCTCAGAGCGACGTAGCACCATTACGCAGCAGATTGCCACCATTCGTCAAGTGGCAGAGGCAGAGTCGCGTAGCCTTGACGATGGCGAGAATGGCGAGATTGAGACTCTCAATCAGCGCATTGTGAACATTGACGCGCTGATTGCTGACTCCGCTGCTGACGCGCAGCGCAGGGACGCAGAGCGCAATTCTCTCCCTCGCGTTCCTGCTGGCTCTCCCGCTACAGTGACGCGAGCGGAGAGTATCTATGGACCGCATACGCAGCACTCGTTTTTTGGCGACATGCTGCGACGTGATAGCGAGGCTGTGCAGCGTCTGCACCGCCACAAGGCTCTGGTGACAGACCTTGCAGGACAGATGGATAGGGCAACGGATAGCAGCGACCTTGCTGGCGCGTATCCCACGACCTACTACCCTGACCTTTATGTTGCAGACGTGGCCTACAACGGTCCTCTCTCCGCATTCTTCGCAACGACAACGATTACCGCGCCAAACCCAATTTCGCTGCCTACGTTCGCTGGTGCTACTGGCGACACTGATGTGCAGACCGCAGAGAATTTGCCAGTGGCAAACGTTGACATTGCAACGGGTCCGCTGGCTCTGACGCCAAAGACGATTGGTGGAGAGTCCATCGTCTCGCGTCAGGCTGTGGATGGCGCAAGCCCAGGAACAGATGTCATCATTGGCAATCAGTTGCGTGAAATGCTGATGCGCGATACGGAGCGAGAGATTGCGCTTGTTCTTGAAGCGCTACCCGCGTCTGGTGCAATTCCTGACACTGCTGGTACTGCTGGCGCTGGTGCTGATTTGCATGCTGGCATTGCTGGCATTCTTGGGGCATACTACGCTGGCTCTGCCGCTGGTGGCGCTGGTGCCCGTATGCTGCCAGCAGAAGCCGTCTTTGTGAATGCTACCGATTGGGGAAACCTTGTTGGTGCTACTGATGCCTCCGGCCGTCCGCTGCTGGCATATGTCAATCCCATGAACGCGCTAGGCCAGCAAGGCGCAGCAGGTTTCCAGAGCGCTGTGATTGGTGGCGTTCCTGTGACGCCAGCATGGGCACTGCTTGCCGATACGAACGAAGTCGTTGCACGACGCAACGATGCGCGCCAGTGGAAGTCTGCCGTCCTTGATATTCGCCTGATTGAGCGCGAGGGTCCGCAGTCCATCGTTTTCGCAATCTGGCAGTATTTCGGTTTTGCGGTCCTTGAGCCAAAGGGTGTCCGCCGCTACACTTTCACCAACGTCTGATATAAACCAAATTTATAGAGGCAGTGCAGAAGGAGACATAATATGACTCGCAAGCGCGATACGGATGAGCAGGAAGATGTGCAGCAGGAATTGTCTGTTGCAGAGGAAATTCACGAAACTGCAGAGTCTGAGACTCCAACGTCAAGTGACGTTGGCAAGCAGACGCTGACGAAGGCAGACCTTGGGTATGACCCTGTGCCTCCCAAGGATGTGCCTGATGTGCCAGAGTCCTTTGAGACTCCGCGCCATCCTGATGACCCGTCTGGCGATACTGACGCAGCCTGATGCCTCTTGCACTGACTGGCGCAAGTATCATTTCATTTGTTGGCGTTAAAGTACCGTCACCAGATGAAATTGCATGGGCAGATGCTTGCGCCAATGCAGTGTTGTCAGGAATTACCACGCGACTAAATGGCGCGGTAATTGATGAGATTAGCATTGCTAATGAAGAATTGAACGTTGCTGCGTTAATTGCTGGCGCAGAATGTTACAAGAGACGCGAAGCCACGTTTGGAATTACTGGCTACGCAGACATGGAAGGCGCAGCAATTCGCGTGGCGCGAGACTATTTGGCTGGTATTGCACCTATGATTGATAGGTACGGCAATGGACCGGGTATTGGATGAGTCTTGCAAGTGCCCGCGCAGAATTGCTTGCTGCAATTGAAGCAGCAGATATAAAGGCATATTATGGCAGTGGCGCATTCACTGCGCCTTGTGCCCGTATATTTCCTGCTAATCCTTGGGTTGGGCCGTCAGCACTGGCAGACGGGAAAAGAACACAGCGTTGGGAAATTTGGGCAGTTGCTGGTCGCGTTGACTCTGGCGCTACTTATGATGAATTGGAAGCGCTAGTACAATCAATTAGTAACGCGACAGAGAACATGCGTAATTGGTCCCGTATTAATTGGGATAGGCCAGTAAACGTCCAAATGGGTGGAGTCCTGTATTCCGCCAGTCGTGGAGTCGCAGAGACAAGGGAGATAATTTAATGGCAACGCTGCTGTTCATTAAGTCTGCGCTTGTGTCAATTGCTGTTGACGGTGGCACAGCAATTGAATTTCAAGGCAACCTGCAAGACGTGCATGTTGAAGTCACAGCGGGAGACGTTGTTGATTACCCAACATTGGATGGCGAAGTTGCGTCAAATGTTGGCAAGGAAACGTATGCACTTGTGATGACTGGTGCCCAGGATTATTCCGCAGATGGCTTGGCGCGTTTCCTTTGGGACAATAAGAGCAAGGTCGCTACTGTTGTCGTGAACGCGCATGGACAGACTGCAATTGCCAGTGATGATACGCCAGCAGTTGAAGGCACTGTTACTCTGGTGCCTGTGACGTATGGTGGCGCTGTTGAAGAATTCGCAGAGTTTGAAGTTACTCTGCCGTTTACCGCAGAGCCTACTTTGAACATTGGCACGCCAGCACCATAATGTCTCTGCCACAGGACAATCGTATTGATGTCACTGGCGAGGAAGAAGTTAATCGCGCACTAGAAAAGGTGCGAAAGTTTGATATTGCAGCAGCGAGAAGCAGAGCGATTAACGCTCTGCTTCCTACTGTAGCAAGTAATACCAGACGCGAAACCGGAGCGATGGCAGCGCAATGGGTGGAGCAAAACCAAGCGTTTGTGAATACGGCTTCCTATTCTGTAGTGCAAGAATTTGGCGGTATGTGGATTGAGCCAACCTATGCAGTATTTAGCGCTTGGGACGCCAACCACGAAGCCATTATAAATGCATTTAATACGGAGATAGACAGTGCAGCAGACCAAGCCGGATTTGACACTTAGTGAAATTCCCAACATTCGCAAGGTGTCATTAAACCTTGCAATGGTGGACGCGTCTAAGATTTCACTAATTGACGCAATTGATATTGCGCGTGTCTCCGGTATTTCTGCTGATAAATTCAATAGGACGCTTGCTGGTAAAGATGCGCCAGAGCAAGCGAAATTGATGTATGCATTTGCTTGGGTAATTGCCCGTAGAATTGAGCCGGGTATTACTTGGGACGAAATGCTTACATACGACCTAGAAGTAATTGGCACGCCAATGACGGCAGAGGAAACAGAAGCAGAAGCGTTGAAGGCGCGTGCTGTAATGAGTGTCGTTAAAATGGCAGGAGTGACGCCAGACGTGGCGCGTAATTTGAGCATGGCAGAAGTGCAAGCAGTCATGCCACCAAAGCGGAGGCGTGCCCGTGGCTAATCCAGCAGTTACCGTTGATGTCAAAGGCAAGACTGATGATTTGGACGCTGCGCTAACTGGCGCGCAGGGTAAAATTAATGGCTTTGCTAGTGCGCTAAATGACCCAACAACAAAGTTGGGCAAAATGGCGCAAATGGGTGTCAAGGCTGCAAAGTCTGTCGTTGACTTGACTGTTGACGGTGGCGCGGCAATCCAGTCCCAAGAAAAATTCGCCAAGTCAATGGAGCAATTGGGACAGGCTACCGGCGATTGGGAAACGAAAACTACTGATGCAATTAACGCTATGCAGAATTTGGGATTTAGTGATGATGACGCAAGGGACGCAATCACTGACCTAACTACTGCTACAGGCGATTTGGACGCAGCACTAGCGCATTTGCCAAGCGTGGCAGATATTGCACGCAATGCTAATACCGATTTGGTATCTGCTGCTGATGCTGTGGCGCTTGCAATTAACGGCCAGGATGCGCCAATTAGAAAGATGATTGACGGTCTGGCAGAAGGGACTACAGCGCTAGGCACGCTAGACGCTGCGTATGTAGCCAGCATGGGTCAGGCAGACCTTTGGGCACAGAGCGCAGAGGGTACGACAGAGCGCGCTAAGATTGCGCTTGGAGAGGCTGCGGAGTCTCTTGGCGTGAAATTGTACGAAGCATTTGGTAAAGTCAAAGAAGCGCTACAGCCTGTATGGGATGCGCTTGGACCGTTCATGGATGCAATGAGCGAATTGCACACAGCGCTATTGCCGTTCCTTAATCCATTGATTGAGACACTTGGGAAATTCCTTAACAGCGTTGGAAATGCGCTTGGAAAGATTGTCAGATTTGCCACGCGAGTCCTGACATTCTTTACAGATTTGCTGACGAAACTGCAAGATGTCAGGACGAAACTAGACGAGATTATGCCTGACTTTAATATCCTTAATGGCGAAGGATTGATTGGCAGGACTGACAGTAGAGGCTTTTTCCAAGAGCGCGACTGGATGAATAAGGGTGGAAGCGCTGGCACTGGTGGCGGGCAGACTCGTGCTGCTGGTGGAGTCGGTAGTACGATGGCTGCGCCATTGAATATGACAATCAATATTCATGGTGACCCGTCTGTAATTGAAGCGAAGGTAGCCAGTGCTATTCGCAATTACAACAGACGCAATGGTGCTGGCGCGATATTCTCTCCGGGTAGAAGTTAATGATTGAAATGCCGTTGCCTCCGCTGCCAGCAGTAGGCACAATCAGGGTAGAGATTTTCGGTCCTGACTCTGGCTCTGCGAAATGGGATGTAGCGCTATGGGACGATGACGTATGGGCATCCTTGGGTTGGCGCGACGTTACCCCGGAGTCTGTCAACGTTGAAATGACATGGGGTGCAGATGACCCCTCTGGCGTATTGACTGTGCCCGCTGCTGGTAGTTGGACGGTTACTACATATGACCCGGAGCGGAAATTAGACCCGTCAAATGGTGCGAGTGAATTTAGTGCAAGCCTTAGACCGGGTAGACCTATAAGACTGACTTATATTGACCCGGAGACAGCACTAGTTACAGTAGTCCGTACAGGACTAATTGACGAAGTGAAATACAACATTAAAGAGCAGACTGGCTCTATGACTGGCACAGATGGTATTTCACTGATGGCTGGTGCGAAATTGCCGCCAGACCAGCACCTAGACGTAAATATGCCAAAGACGCTGCGAGCGCGCACGGCATATCTTTTGAAGAAGGCTGGCCTACAAAACCTAATTAATTCTGAGATTGCTACAGATTTCAAGTCGTATGCATTAACTACAGTACCGCTACACTACTGGCGCATGGGTGGCGCTGTTGGTAGCGGTATGATGAAAGACATTGGAAGCCAACCATTGAATGGTGGCAATACATTAACGGCAGCAGTGGGTGGATTAGTTGCTGTTGATGACAAAGCCACGTTATACAATGGCGCTGGTGCGCTTTCATATGTACCCGGCTCTGGCGGAATTATTCCTTGGAATGTTGGATGGACAGCAGGATGCGCCTTGCAAGTGCCATCAGTTATTACCAATGAACAAATTATAATGACGTGGCCGCATGCTGGCACTATGGCGCTACGAATTACTACAGCGCTTAATGTCAGAGTGTACGAATATGGCACCAATGCCATTAAGTACACTAGCATTGCTACAGTCAATCCAGACGCTATAAATACAGTTTATATCTCGCAGACTGATACGGAGATAATTCTCTACATCAATGGCGTGGAGGAACGTACAGGCGTTGCGCCATTCGTTATTGCTATTCCTAATAACCAACCATTTAGGATTGGCGGTAACGGAAACCTTGCAGAGAATTTCATAGTTGACGAATTCCTGATGTGGAATAGGTCGCTATCAGATACGGAGATTAAAAACTTTCACCAATTGGCAATGGGATTGATTGGAAGTTATGACCCTCCAGTCGGTCCTATGGTAGAGAATGAAGCGTCTGTATGGTCGCATATTATGAATGCTGCCTACGATGCACTGTATGCGGTATGGATGGATAAAGACGCAATGTTGCGTTTCCGTTCATTTGGTAATCCACAAGACAATGGCTTTGCTGTTGGCAAGGATGCCATACCGATTTCTAATATTGAAGTGCAAGCGGGACTAGCCAACGTATTTACGCATGTTGTCGCATACGACGAATTGGCTCCGACTGTGCCAGTAATTGCATACGACCATAGCAAGTCTGCAATTTACGGAGACGTATCATTGCGTCGTCAGTCACCAGTACCGAATGCGCGAGCATGGGCAGATAGCGTATTGGCTGATAGGTCTGGCGCTGCGCTGCAATATGTGCCCGGTACGATATTCCCTCAAACAAGCCAGGATTTGTACGACCTACTTAATCTTGGCATGATTGACATAATGCATATCAGAGCGTCAGATACAGTCCTGCCTACAATTGACGTTAACGCAAGAGTGCTTGGAGCGAAATTCACAGCAGACACAGGCACAGGGTGGACAGTGCAAGTGTCGTCATATATTCCGGGTAGTGAATGGGACGAAGCGGAAACGACTCCGCCAATTACTCCGCCGGTAATTCCTCCGGGTACTGTGACGCAAATTGTAACTAGATATTATAACTGCACCAAGAGTACCGCAGTGGCACGCACGTCTGGCGGTAGTTATTATGGCGCTGGTAAAGATGGCGAATTGCCAATTGGCGCATGGCAAGGCTGGCGTTATCGTACATTCCTTGACTTTGATGACATTCCTTGGAGCAAAGTTGTATCGGTAGAGAAGTGCGAATTGCTTATAAATGTTACGACACAAGTGCAAGTTGGATTTGGTAGCGCACCCAAGGTAGTTATTAAACGAGTCACAGAGTCATGGTCAGAAGGCAGTGCATCAGGACAGGCGTATAACAACGCTACCATTTACCCCGGTCCATCATGCACGTCTACAGGCTCTGTATCGCGTGGAGTGACGCGCACTGAGAATGCTGGTGATACACTGGCAATGACAGAAATTGCACGCGCTTGGCTTAATGGTAGCAAGCAGATGGGAATTGGTCTGTTCTCTGCTGGTGAAGATAATACGAAATACACTACAGAGATTTGGCCGCATGAGAATTCTACAGAAGATAGGCGTCCTAAGTTGAAATTGACACTTAAGGTTACAGTGTGATATCATAGGTATTGCCGCCGGGTGTCGATCGCACAGTCTCCGCCCGGTGGCCTCCCTATTTATAAGTTGAATTTATAGCGAGACAGTGCGGGAGAGACTGAGCGTGTGCCTGAGCCTGTAGTACGAATATTACCGTCTCCCCTTCCTCCCGGTATTATTTCTATTGCAGAAATGGCAGAGCCTAAGCCGCCACAATTGATGGCGAATGGCCTAATGTCATCAGAAGGCATTACGCTATTCTTTGCAAAAGGCGGGCACGGTAAAGGCACGCTTAGTACGGAATTGGCTAGGCTGCTGACAATTGATGGGCACACTGTGCTTATAATGGATTACGAGCGCCATAAGACAGAATGGTGGCATCGTATCAGAACACTTATTCCCGAAATGTTTTGGAAGCAGATTTACTTTGCAGAGCCAGAATTCATTATAGGCTCTGTGGATAAGATGGAAGAATTCATTAAAGAGTGGATTGCTGCGACTAATGCGACAGCCATTATAATTGACAGTTATGGATGGGCAAAGCCAAGAGCAACGACGAAAGGCTCCGCCGACCCATTATCGGCAGAAGCAATTGGATTTGGCGAAGTGCTTGGACGCTTGGGAATTCCTGCTGTTGTCACAACCCATATGGCAAAGTCTAGTAAGACAGAGCCGTATGGGTCTATTTATTTGACGAATGTTTGTCGCCTAGTTTGGCAGGTAGTTAGGGAAGAACCACCAGTGCCTATGCCTAATGCTATGCGTTTGCGCTTGCGTTGGCATAAGGGTAACGGATTTGAGAAACAGCCTGATGCATCAGTCCTATTTAGATATGATGGCGTATGGCCTATTTCGTCCGAATGGTCAGTCACAGCAATTACGCTGATTGACAAGATTACTTATGTACTGCGACAGAAGGATATGACGCATCAGCAGGTATATGATGCAGTGACAGAGAAGTTTCCAAATGAGGCTGTTAAGCCAGAGAATGTGCGGCAATTGTGCTTACAGTATTCGGAGGAAAATTCTCCAAGGCAACGCTTTGTGAGGCTACCAAAGTCGCATCATCAGGCATCACAGATATTTGCTTTTAAGAGGGTGTAAGTTGGAAGGCTATAGGAATGTACCTTTACTTACACCCCTTTCAAGCACGATTTGAATTTATAAGGTGTAAGTGAAATGGCTAAAAATAAGACTACGAAAGAGGGTACGGAGACTGCTTGGACGATTGTACGGAGAGAGAATATGGAATTGCGTACATCGCATCCAAAGGTGTACAGATGGGCGCGAGCGTATATCGACCAGAGTAAGGAGGAATATGAGCAGAAGCAACGACGCACTGAGTAGGCTATATCTGGTGGCTAGAGCAGTCAGGAAGGAGGAAGGCGTTAAGCCATATCCTACGGAGGCGGGAAGTTGGGCGGACAGATTTATACTGGCGCATGACACTGGTAAAAAGTTGCCCAAGCCGCCATACTATGACAAGCACTATCACGACAGGACAGAAGCCATTAAGGTAGCCAATCGTCTGTGGGAGGATTATAAGCGTGGCTTATAGGGCAGACCCAATCACTCAGCAGGACGGCAGCGCTCTAGCCAATAGTAACTGTCGCATGGCGTCAGCAGCGATGGGCATTGACTATCATACGTTGGGTGGCACGACATCGACTGGCAAGAAGATGCGCGATTACTCAGGCGACCCCGATGGCGGTACAACGTCAGACGATGCGGTCAAGGCGTGGAAGCACTACGGAGAAACACTGTCAGTCAGAGACGGGCAATCTTTTGGCGAAGTGCTAGACGCACTGCGAGAAGGTCGCCTTGTTCACTTGGACGTATGGGCAGCAACGGCAGACGGTCCATGCTCTGACGGCAACGTAGGCCATACCATCGCTGTTGCACCAGAGCAGCAAGACGGCAAGTGGCTAGTTGGTGACCCTTGGTGCAAGCCTCCCAAATGGGTCTGGTGGAGCGAGACGAAACTACGCAACGCAGCGGAGGAATGGGCAGACCGCTGTGGATGGCGTAGCGCCAGTGCTGGCGGTCCTAGAGATATACGCGACATCGAACGCACTACGCTGCTACGCATCATCAAGGCCATGATGTCAGACTATGCCCCAGGAACAGTACCGCCAGACGAAGATTACCCCGGATTTGAGACGACTGGCAGTAAGCCTTGTCTGTGGACATGCACGCGAGCGCAGCAGGAGAGTAACGACGTGGCTATCAATACCAACGGGTCCAATCTCACTAGCACGCGCAGGCTCCGACTAAAGGAGGAAGCCGGTTTCTACGCAGACGCAGAGCGGTCCATTAAGTACGGTACGTTGAACGCAGACACAGAGCGAGTGTTTATCGGTCCCGCGCTAGGCACTGACAGTCACTGCCTACTGGTGACTACCAGCAAGCCGTACAGCGATGGGCAGGACCGTCCTACCATCGTCTACGTCACCAAGTCAAAGTGCGGAGAGCCTTACCAAGTCGATTAACGCGCCTTAACCAATGGGACATCGTTAGAATATTGACTCCCTTGGTGGACGTGGTATTGTAGTGACATCAGCAAATCCGCTGACGGAGACAGTGCAGACACAGAGACTGTGCCAGCACACAAGCCTATAAAGGAGGCTTATAAGTGGCAAAGGATGCCATCATCATTCGTCCCATTACTGTGACCCCTCCCGGAGACGTGGAGCAGTTGCAGAAGGTGGAGCAGGAGATTGACTCCCGCGTCAAGACTTTCGGGATTGCCTCTCAGCAATTCGCGCCAGTCGTGGCAGTGCTTACCATCATCAACGATACCAAGGCTTGGACTTGGCACGTTGACGACGATGGGGAGCAGCAGCATAAGTCATTCAAGGCTTATGTGGAGTCCTTTGAGTGGACTAAGAGCGTTCCTCGCCTGTACCAGTTGATGAAGGAATATCGCCAAGCGCAGATTGATGCGTACAGCGATGACCCCGACAACACTGCGAAGGTGGAGGGTCTGGATTACGATTATCAGGCTCGCACTCGCAGCACTGGTACGTCATTCGAGCGCTTCGTGAACACGCAGAGCAAGGCTCTTGGGCGGGCAATCTCAAACTTTGAGACGGCAGCGCACAATATCTTTGACTCCGACCCCAACAAGGGAGAGGCGCTGGCTCTGGCTGCCATGCTTCGCAAGGTTACCGTGTCTGTCACTGATGACTTGGACGGGTATCTTGAGCAGTTTACTGCGATGAAGCAGGACGCCAAGGAGGCGAAGAAGGCGCAGCGAGCGCAGGACAAGGCTGATGCCAAGGCTGCGAGCGATGCCGCCAAACTGGCCGGAGACGACGACGACGACGATGACGATATCGACGACGACGACGACGACGACAGCCTCGCATAAGTAAGGCTTATAACGCAGGGGGTACGCAAGTACCCCTTGCGCTCTCCCTCGCAATCTGCTATACTCGTAGAGTCAATCAATCATCCATCCAATCAGGCAGTCAAGAGACTGTGCAAGGAGTAGAGACTGTGGGCATTGCAGCACGCGTCGTGGAATTGAACGATGGCGAGGCATGGGACGATATGATTACCGTCCGCTTTCGTCGGGACGAAGCCATGATGCTATCTGTCATCCTGTCCAATCACTTGGACGATACCAAAGACGTTATCGCGCAAGCGAACGCGGCAATGGAGAATGACGAAAACGACATCCTGACCCGTCTGGCCGCAGGACTGGCCGCAGAGAAACTGCACGAGTCATGGGGTCTGGCAGGATGCGCGCATGCTGCGCTTGGTGCCAAGATTGCACCAGTGGAGCAGCGAGCAGACTTGGCGCAAGCGCTGATGGAAGCACGCGAGAAGCGTGATGCCGCAGCGAGGAAGGATAAGGAATAGACTGTGCCTCTGATGATTGCATCGCTGGCGTGGCGCGTGCCTGTGCTACGCAAGTGGATGAAGATTGCTGGTCTGGCCGTAGTTGGCGCTGTTGCTGGCGTCGTGCTACTGACGGCAGCAATCGTCCAAGCAGTCCTGTAGTTTAGCAAGCAGGGTAGTCCAACGTGGACTACCCTGCTATACTGTTATAACCTAGACTTATAGCAGGACGCGAAATGCCAAAGCCGCCAATCCTTGTACCCCCGCTTCCCAAAGAGCCTATCGCCAGTGCGACATGGGGAGACCCCGTTACTGTTGCAGTCAATGGCTTGCTGACAGGCAAGACGCGCATTGGCTGCATTATCTATACGGAGGCTGGCGGGCAATCTGCCAACAGTACATTTGCGCCAGTCACAATCTTGGCTGGCTATGTCATGTACGACTCTGACGCATTCGTTGACATTGCTGGCAACAGATTTGTAGTGCCACCTAACCTTGGTGGTATCTATGAAGTGGACTGGTCGATTAGCACAACGTCCTATGCGTCAGGCTCTGGCCTACGTCTATCCATCAGGCGCAACGGTACGTCACTGTATCAGGCGCAAGGCGCAGCAGCGTACAATAGCATGTTCTCGCTATCGTTTAGCGCCAAGATGAAGTTGAACGCTGGCGACAATATCCAAGCGTATGTACAGGCTGGCACGACACAGCCTCTTATGTTCAAGGCTGCGTCCATGCTACGCATTGGCGACATTCCCGCTGTGGCTGGCGTTGACGAAGAAGGCGAAGCGTCAGGCAAGCCGTCACCAGAGCCAGAGCCAGAGCCAGAGCAGCACAAGCCGCCACGCCAGACAGTCAGACCCAAGTGACAGAAATGGAGACAGTGCGAATGACATTCCACCAATTGTACGCAGCATGTCAGGCGCGTGAATTGCGCGCATCAATTCACCAATGGGATTGTGGCGAGACAGTCACAATACGCAATGGCGTTGGGGAATTATTCCGTATCAGTAAGGAATGCGGGGAGGAACCAAGCGCTGTTCATGTCGCTGGCTCTTGGCTTATAATCAACGATTATATCAAGTACAGCGACATTCCCGCACCCAAGACAGATACAGACTGATGCCAGCATTGACACAGGCTAACGACCTTGTGCGTGCCCGCAACGTCACAGCATCAGAATGTGGCGCACTTATGGACAAGCATCCATACACTACGCCAACGTCAATCTACGACAGATTGAATGCCCCCGGTGGTATTGGAGCAATTGAACAGACAGAGGCTATGCGCCTTGGTATGTTCTTTGAGCCATCAATTGCCAAGTACGCAGCACAGAAGTTAAACCTTAGACTGCGTGCCAACAGCAGGACAATTGAACACAGCAAATACAGCCTATGCGCTACGCCAGATTACTTTGTGCTTGGACACAGAATGTTGGTGGAAGTCAAACTGTCTAGCAAGTTGTATGTATGGACAGATGAGACACTACAGCCATACATTGAATGGCAAGCACGCGCACAGATGGCAGTTACCAATAGGGATGCCACAATCATTGCTGCTCTAGTCGGTAGCCAATTCCATTTGGTTACAGTAGTTAGAGACATAGACAAGGAGAAGGCACTACTACAGAAAGTCGATACATTCTGGCAGGAAAATGTCATGGCGGGAGTGCGACCCATGACATTGCAGCAGACAACAATCATTGCACGCATTGAAGCATAAGCGAGATTTATAATGCCATTCAACGTCACTGTACAGGACGTTGTGCCTGTCCTTCCCGCTGGTATTTACCCTGCTGTGTTCTCCAAGATTGAGGAGCAGAGCAATGACAACGGTACTTACTGGATGTGGACGTTCACTGCACGCAACGGAGACTTGGACGTAGAGATTACGGCTACCACGTCTCCGCGCATCACTCCCAAGACGAAGGCTGCCAAGTGGCTGGCTGGATTGGGCGCAGCAGTGGCAGTAGGCCAGGATATTGACTTTGAGGCGTACTACGATACGCCATGCCAGATTGTCGTGATTATCAACGACGCTGGCTACTCGCGCATTGACAACGTTATCCCATTCGCAACGGCTACTGCGACCAAGCGCAAGTAGCAAACCATAGCGGGTAGGGAGGGCGCACCCAGAATGCTGCACCATTCCCTACCCGCTTAACTATACCCGCTAGGAGACTGTGTTGTATACGTTCACAGTAGAAATGCGACCAGTGCCACAAGGTAGCATGACTGCTAGTTATAATCGAGTAACTGGCGTTTCCCATGTACATCATGTACAGGGAAGCGCGCTTGCATTATGGCGCGCATCAATTAGGGAGGAAGCGCGCAAGGCAGGAGTAGTTAAGTCATACGCACCAATCATAGTAACGATTGATTTCGGTATGACTAGACCCAAAGCGCATATGCAATTGCGTGGCGGTAAGTATGTACCCAAAGATAAATACAAAGACGCAATACCAGCAGTGATGCCAGACATTGATAAACTGGCACGCGCTGTACTAGATGCATTGACTGGCGTAGCCTATAACGATGACGCACAAGTAGTTGGTCTGCATTGCACTAAGGTATACGCAGACCATACGAATATCAGGATTACCGACTATGCAGCAGAAAATTCCCTCTGGTAAATTCCCTCCAAGGTGGCGTCGTATATCACAAGCCACGCTTATAAGGGACGCTTATATGTGCCATATCTGTGGACTAGAAGGAGCAGATACCGCAGACCATATCATTCCACGCTCTAAGGGTGGAAGCCATGATATGTATAATCTGCGTGCTGCACACAGGGTATGTAACAGTAGGAAGGGTAATCATATAATTCCCTCCAAGCCTCGCATTAGTAGATATGGATAAGGGTACAAGCCTCCCCTTTGGGCATATGGATAGGTGCCATGCATGTAGGGGTACAGGTAAGCGTAAGGGTCATAAGTGTATTGTATGTATGGGTAGGGGTATGGTAGTAGCAGCCTCATATATATGCTTATGTATATGTGGATGTACTAAGTATGCACTAATGATTGTGTGTGATGATTGTGTCACTAAGCAATGTAAAGAAGCACCTAAGAAGCAATCATTATAAGTAATGATTATAACGATGTACCCCCGGTGGGGGGGGGTTTTTTCTTTCGCCAAAGCACTGTACGAG